CATAAAGTTCTTCTCTGTCTTTAGTTAAAAGTAAAGTTAATTGCTCTTCATCTTTTGTAAGTTTTGAATAAACAGGTCCATACTCATCAACATCTTTTAATTGTTTTTCAGGAACTTGTAATATTTGGTTATCTAAATCTGCTCTAGCACTTCTTATTTTTTGTAATGCTTTACTAGTCTCTTCTATTGCATTAATAAGAAACTCTGCTCTTTTTCTATCTTTACGAGATAAAGCTTGCAAGTCAGTACTTAAATCAACAGCTAATCCGTCTTTAGCTTTGTTTAAAGATACTTGTGCATTGTATTCATCTACACCTCTAAAGTCAGATAAATTTAAACTTTTCATTCTTGGAGATAGGCTATCGTATCTAGAGCCTTCATTAATTATATATTCAACACGAATAGCTCTACCGCTTTCTATTCTACTTCTAAGACGAGATGCATACTCTACTTCTGTCCAACCTTCTGTTTGTAGTATGTCATCTAACAATGGTCTATATTCAGGACTTGTAAGTAATTGACGAGGTAATGTTGATACCCTTGTAACTGTTACACCAACTACATCATCTTCAAAGTTTTTAAAATATATTTTTTCTCCTACTTTTGGTACTCCACCTTGGCTTACCCAACCACCTTGATGTCTTGTAGTAGAAGTTCTCTTACCTGCTAATATTCTTTTAAATGTAGAACCTTCTTGACCTAAGTCAATTGTTTCTTCAGGTTTCATTTTGTAACCCATAGTGTATACTTTTGAACCACTAGTTAATATTTCTTCTGACAAAAAGTCTTGGTCTATTTTTGCATCTACAGCAGTATGACCATAAGGAACTCTACCACTTGTTTTTATTCCTATTTCATCTGCTATCTCTAATGCTTCTCTTTCAGCACCTGGATAATAAGCACTAGTAACTTCATCCACTAAAGTTTTAGTAACTTGTTCTTTAGGACTATCTGCTATATCTCTAAGTTGGTTTACAAGGTCTTGTACTTCATCATCAACAACATTGCTATCTTTTTTATATTTAGCTATAACTCTAGATATTATGTTATAAGCATCAGCTTCATCTAATTCTTCACCAAAGTATTTACGCATATTTGTGTTAATACTGTCAAATTTAGAACCAGGAAACCATTCGCTTTGACCTAACTCATTAATAAAATATTTATGTGTTTCATCTACACTAGCCATCCATCTTTTAATTCCTTTAACTAATTGTGGAGGTAAATTAATAGCTTCAAACTTTTGACCAATATGTGTAAGTACATCATTCCAAATATCCAAGATGTCACCCATATTTTGCATAGATTGTGCTTTAGTTGGATTAAGAACTCTGCTTTCTGCTAAGTCTGCTAATTTATCTAATGCAGGTTCAGCTATATCATCATCTACTTTTGCCCAACGCATCCAATCTTTTAAATCAAAGAAAGATGCATTTAAATCTTTAACATTTAATTTAGGTACAGGAAAGCTTTGAAACATTCTACCAATTGCTGTTTCTGATTGTGATTTTCTAATAGCACCAGCAAATCCAACTGCTTGTCCATAATCTCCACCAATAAGCTGTCCTAATCCTCTAGATATATTTCCCCTCATAAATAATGAAGTAGGGTCTAATCTTTTAGTAACCTCTAAATTTTCTATAGCAGGTATTAATGCGTCATATACATCTTGTCTAGTTTGTGCATTTTTTAATTTTTTATGTAATACTGCATCTCCTTGACCTTTCATTAATCTACCTACAGTATCAAAATTATCAGCTTTAATTAACTGGTCTACAATAAATTGACCGCCTTTAGAATTAGCTAAATAATCTGTAGCACTCGGTATATGTACTGTTTTTCTTACAGCTTTATCTATAATACCTGCACCTTTTAATGCGTCTGCTTGACTTAAGCTTCTGACAGCTTTACCTGATTTAGCTAAATAGCTACCTACTAATATTGATGGGTCAGCTAATAATGTAAAAGCTCCATCAATAACACCTGATACTATGTTGTATGATTTAGTTCCAGGTTCAATAATATTACTTACTAAACCTGCAGCAGGAGTTAATTTAGTTGTGCCAAATCTATTTTGTATTGTTAAACCTTCATCACGCATTCTTTCAGAATTTGTAATGTCTTGTCCGTAATAAGTTTGTACAATTTTTTTAACTTCTTCAGGGTCTGCACCTCTACCAACTAATTCTTTATAAACATCAGTGTCTTCAGCTAATGTAGAGTTAGCAAAGTATCCTTCTCCTAAATTTACTTTTTCACCTTTCATTGCAGCACTAATTGCTTCTCTTCCTACAGATGGTCCTAATTCTTTTCTAATATTTTGTAAATCATTTCTTGCATCACGACTTGTAAGCAATTGCAAAGTAGCACCTGCTAAACCTACTCCATCATTCCATTTCTTATCATTAAGAAATTTTTGCAATGCAAGTGTTGGTTTTTTAACAATCTCATCTTGTAAACTATCAAATGCAGTAAACGCAGTTCTTATAGTTCCTCTACCAACAGCTTTAGTTCTTTCCCACCAAGTCTTTTCTACATCTAACCATCGTTCCACAATAGTAGATAGTTCAGGACTATCAGAAGTTAAATCCATTAGTGCAGAACCTACAAGAACATCTTTTGGTAAATAAAAATGTTCGTTAACAAGGTTTCTTAAATTGTTTGCTTTATCAGGAGCAGCATTAAATATCTGACCTAATATTGCTGATTGTTCTATTCTTTCTTCTTGTTTTTGGTTTTCATACTCATCAGTTAGAGGAGATGTCCACCACCATCTTATTTCAGCCATTTATCCTCCTACATCTGTTTTAATAAAGCTGCTATTTCTGCACTTGGTAATACCCTATACATTTCTTGTAAAATCATATCTGCGTCAGGTGCTTGCTCAAATCTACCTTGATTTAATCCTGCTAAGGGACTAGCAAGTGGGTCAGGGTTTGGAGCTGTTGCATCACCAACTGCATTTGCTAAATTAACTTGTGGCATTGGTTGTTGTGAAGGAGCAGGAACTGGTGGTTCTTCTGCTACCTCTATAGGTGCAGCGTCTTGTAAGGTTTCTAATTCTTTAGCTTGACCTTTATAATCTTCTGCTTTGTAATCTGCTTTGTTTCTTCTTCTACTCATATTAAAAATCAGGGGTAAATGTTATGTCAATTCTTCCAATACCTGGTGCATAAAATAATGTAATAGTTTCTTCAGTACCATTTAGCTCATACATTTCAGGTTGGAACATAGGTTGTTCAGGAAAATTTCTTGCTATTATTTCTGCAAATTCATCCATTAGCCACCACCTAACATAGCTGCTAAGTTTGGAGGTCCAGCTTGTTGTTGCATCTGTTGTTGTTGCATCATCATAGCTTCTTCAGGACTAGGCTGTTCTCCTTGTGCAGAAAAATACTTTTCTAGTATTTCGCCTTTTTTCTTAGGATTATTATAAATTTCTACAATAGCCATCATTGCTGTATTGTCACCTTGTTGCGACCTTTGTATTAACATTTGGTCCATAATATCTTCTGACTTTTGTCTTGTAATTCTTTCGTTAATAACAGTAATATTTTCTAAACCATCCATTTCTTGTTGCATAGTTTCTCTATCAATAATACCTGCTTGTAATAATTGCAACCCTGTAATAATTTTATTAGGTGCATCAAATGAAGCCATAGCTCCATACTTTCTTCTTGTGACATAATTTTTATCTATATCATTTTTTGGTGTATAAAATTCTGCAAAAGCTGCACCTTTGTATGTACCTGACAATGGTTTTCTTTTTTTACCTAGCAATACTTCATCAAGCTCTAATCTTTTGCTATCAACATCTTGTATAGCTTTACTTAATATTGTGTGGTATTCAGTAACCATTTGACCGACACCAGCAGTTAGTTCTTCTAAACCTCTACCAGTAACAAATGAATTAGGAGATATAGCATCATCTTGTACAGGATATCCTGATACAACTCTAAGCTGTCTTTCTAATCTACCAACACTTTCAAATAACTGATAAGGTAAATTTGTTGCAGGTCTTATAACTTGTGAGCCTGGTGACAAATAGTTTATAGCATTTCTACCTTTACGATATTGACCGCTTTCTATTTCACCAACAACATTTGTTTCTGTAAATACTGCATCTTCCATAGCTATAGATGACAAAATATTTATTTTTGCTAACTGTGCCATCAAACCTATTACTTGGTCAAACTGACCTTGTAATCTGTCAAAGCTGTATCTTTTAGCTACTACAAATGATGGACCTGATTTTAATGGATTAGGTACAAAATCTACAATCTTTTTAGAAGCAACGTGTACTACATAAGTTCCTTCTATGTTCATATACTCAAGTATTACATCTCCACTTTCGTTGGAGTTTTCCCAACTACCATCATCGTGATAATGCATATTGTATGCACTGTAGTTAGGTGAAGCGTCTTGTTCTTTAGCATTAAAGTAAGACCTAAGCTCAGGATATAACTCAATTAAATTTTTAACAGGAACTTTTTGTATAATAGCTAATTCTTGTGGGTCTTGACCGTTACCAAAATAACCAGGAAAACAATCGTATGGATTTCTTAATTCTGCTGTTGGATATAAATTACCATCTATATCTTTTTTAGTTGTAATAACCCATACAGCAAACCCATAACCAG